GATTTGGACAATCTGTAGAAAAAGTTAGTATGGTTTCTCCGGATGAAGACAATATATTAGTTATAGATCCAAATACAGCATCATTATTTTATGTATCATTGACTACAGATGCCAACATAGAGTTTAATGCAGTTAATGACGTATATCCAATAACTGGTAGTACTATAACTATTTTATTAGAAAGATCAAATTCAAATATTATAGTTACTTGGCCTAATAATATAACTTGGAAAGGTAATGTTGCGCCTACTTTATCTCACAGAAATTTAATTACTCTAACTACTTTTGATGGAGAATTAATGTGGTATGGAGGAAGTATTGTTATTGATGATACATATCCTGTATCTAGTAGTTAGTGAGGATATGTATTAATATGTTTAGTAAAAAGAATTTTTCTAATTTGATATTTGATATAGAAGAAGAACAAGTAATTGCTCGGACTCCTGTTAGTTTTGAAAATTGGATACAAACAGCTTATCCAAATACTTATACAAGTATAACACAGTTATCTAATGAAGATTATGAGTACTTTCAAACAATATCTCCAACTTCAATAAGACATTGGTTTAGTGGTGCAAATAATTTAACTAGTATAGATTTACTTCATTTAGATGTTAGTAATGTAACTTTAACTGGAAATTGTTTTAAAAATTGTACAGCTTTAGTTTCTTTAGATTTACATAGTTGGAATACTTCTAATTTTGTTAATTGTGGTAATTTTTTTACTGGGTGTACTAATTTAAAATTTTTAGATTTAAGTGGATGGGATTTAGGTAATTGTACTAACTTTGGGGGATCTTTTACTAACTGCACTAATCTTAAATACATTATATTAAACAATTCAAATGTATTTACAGTTATGCCTAGTGGAGCAATAGGTAATTTAAATTCTACTTGTAAAATACTAGTTCCAAATAATCTTTTAAATACTTATAAAACTGCTACTAATTGGTCTACTATTGCAGATAGAATAGAATCTGTGGATAACTATACTATTATAAAAGATGGTTTAGGCAATGTTTCAGTATTTGCTAAAGAAACTAATACATCTGATTTTTCTTATTGGGCAGAGAATACTTATCCTAGTACTTATGAAACATTTACATCTATACCTGCTGAAGGACTTAGTATATTAAATAATGCTTCACCTACTGATATGAAATATGCTTTCTTTAATTGTGCGGCTTTAACTTCTGTTGATGGTAGTAGTTGGGATTTTAGTAATTGTACAAACATGTCTTATATGTTTTATAATTGTCATGCTTTAACTACTGCTAATTTTACTGGTATCAATACTAGTAATTGTACAACATTTAGAGGTATGTTTCATACATGTAGTAATTTAACTTCAATAGATTGTAGTAATTGGGATGTTAGTAAAGGTACTGAATTTGTTTATACTTTTGGTAACTGTTATAATATAACAGTTATTGATCTTAGTGGATGGAATCCTGTTAGTGCAACTAATATGGGTGGATTATTTGCTAATGATAATAACTTAGAATATCTTATTTTAAATAGTAATGTTGCTATGAACATGGTTTCTGGGTCAATAGGTAATTTACCTATCACTACTAAATACTAGTTCCAGGCTCAATGATATCTACATATCAAAGTATGACTAATTGGAAAAAGATACCAAATCAATTTTATGATATAGCTAATTATACCATTACTAAATCTAATGGTACAGTAATGGTAACTCCCAATAGTTAATTACATTTTAAAACACGAGGTGATTTTATATAAATGGCATTTGTTAATACATTACATTCATTAGGTAAAATTATTTTACCAAAGGAAAATCCAGTAGAATTATCTATTACAAATAATACAGTTACTATAGATCCTAATAGTGGATCTTATTTCTTTTTAGATGGTATTGATACTAATCTTACTATTAACATTAGTTCATTGAGTGCTAGTAGTAAAACTATTTATCTTAAACTTAATTTTGAACAAGACAATATCGTTATAAATTGGCCTAATAATATAAAATGGCAAGAGATATCTTCCCCATCAATTAGTCAGTATGAAGACTTATTCATATCTTTAATGACTTTAGATGGTGGTACTACTTGGTATAGTGAACCTGTTATTAAGACTAAACCAATAGTTGATCTTTCCAATTATATGGAAAACAAGTATCCTTCAACTAAGGGATCTCTTACTAGTCTTCCTATAACTGATTTAAATTATTTTAATTCAGTCAGACCTATTTCTTGTGACAGTATGATTCGGTATTGTAGTTCATTAACGTTAATAGATTTATCTGATTTCGATACTAGTAATGTTACTAATATGTCTTCTATGTTTGATGAATGTAATTCTTTAACTTCATTAAACGTATCTAATTTTGATACTAGTAATGTTACTGATACGAATAATATGTTTTGTAGATGTAGATCATTAACCAGTGTTGATTTATCTGATTGGAATACCAGTAATATTACTGATATGTGGAATATGTTTAGAGAGTGTAGTTCATTAACTTCATTAGATTTGTCTAATTGGGATACTAATAACGTAGCTAATATGGAGACTACGTTTTATGGTTGTAGTTCATTAACTTCCTTAGATTTATCTAATTGGGATACTAGTAATGTTACTAATATGCGTGATATGTTTAGTAATTGTGATTCTTTAAAGTATCTTATACTTGATTCTAATACATGTAAGTTTAAAGTACAACCGAATGTAGATTGTAAAATTATAGTGCCTTTAGACTATATAACGGCATATACAAACGATAGTGCTTGGTCTAGTAGAGCTAATAAGACTATAGTTCCAATAGAAGCATTTGATATAACAAAGTCGAATGGTGGAGTTTATGCTAGTATAGATTGGGATTGGATTGAGACTGAAGAATATAGTTGGCCTGGGTATAAATGGGTTAAAGATTTTTATCCAACTACTTATACTACTATGACCCAGTTAGATACTAATGGTAGAGATTTTCTTACTACTGTTGGTGGCAACTATAATTGTGATTATATGTTTGCTGGTTGTAGTAATCTTACTACTTTAGACTTATCTAATGTAGATTTTTCTAATGCTACTAGCATGTCAAACATATTTGATGGAGATAGTAATTTAACAACTATTAATGTTACTGGTACTAAAGTTAATAATACTTCTGCTCCAATAATTGGACAAAAAGCAACCACTGGGATTTCAAATCTTGATATATCTGTAGTAACTAATTGTTCTAACATGTTTAAAAACAATACTGCTTTAACTACAGTAGATTTATCAACTTGGAATACTTCTGCTATAACTAATACTAGTAGTATGTTTGATGGGTGTTCTAATTTAACATCTTTAGATTTATCTGGATTAGATTTGAGTGGAGTAACTAGTTGTGGGAATATGTTTAAAGATGCTCCTTTAACTGCTGGAATTGATGTTACTAATACTAAAGTTAATAACACAGATGCAGCTACAATTTGTCAGAAAGCTTCAAATACTTCTGCTAAAGATGTTGATATAAGTTTAGTTACTAATATGTCTAGCTTATTTAATGGTAATACTAGACTAACTAGTATAGATCTTACTGATTGGGATACAAGCAATGTAACTAATACGTCTAGTATGTTTAACAATTGTTCTAATCTTACTTCTATAGATTTATCTGGATTAGACTTAAGTGCAGTAACTAGTTGTGGAAGTATGTTTTATAATGCTCCTTTAACTACTGGAATTGATGTTACTAATACTAAAGTTAATAATACGGATGCATCTATGATTTGCCAGAAAGCTACAAATGCTTCTGCTAAAGATGTTGATATAAGCCTAGTAACTAACATGTCTAGTTTATTTAATGGTAATACTAGGTTAACTACGATAGACATTAGTGATTGGGATACAAGCAATGTAACTAATACGTCTAGTATGTTTAACAATTGTTCTAATCTTACTACTATAGATATATCTGGATGTGATTTTAGATCAGTTACCTCAGCATCTAATATGTTTAATGGATGTTCTTCATTGAATAGTATAGATGTTACTGGAACTAAGATTAACAATAGTATGGTAACTGTTATTGGACAAACTGCTAAAACACTTGGAACTATAGAGGATTTAAATGTTGCAGCAGTTACTAGTATGGATAGTATGTTCCAGAATAATACTGCTGCTACTACATTAGACCTTTCTGGTTGGGATGTAGATAGTGTTACAAACACTGATAATATGTTTAATGGGTGTTCAAATCTTACTTCTGTAAATATGTCTGGTTTAGATTTTAGTTCTGTTACAAGTCGTGCAAATATGTTTAAAAACGCACCAGTAACTAACGGTATTAATGTAACTAATACAAAAGTTAATAATACAATAGCATCTGCTATTGGTCAGATGGCATCAAATTCTACAGCTAAGGATTTAGATGTAAGTATAGTCACAAACATGATGTTTCTGTTTAGTGGAAACACTAGATTAACTAGCATAGATCTTACTAATTGGGATATGAGCAATGTTACTATTATTAGTGGTATGTTTAACAATTGTTCTAATCTTACTACTATAGATATATCTGGATGTGATTTTAGATCAGTTACCTCAGCATCGAACGGTATGCTTAGTGGATGTTCTTCATTAAATAATTTAATTGTTACTAATTGTAAAGTTAATAATGTGAGTATTACGCCTATTGCCAATACTAATAAATTTACTTCTGGATTAGATACATCAAGTGTTACTGATATGAGTTACTTGTTTAGTGATAATACTACTATTACAACATTAGACCTTTCAGGTTGGGACACTAGTAATGTTACTTCTTTATATAGGATGTTTGAAGGATGCACAAATCTTACTTCAATAAATACAACTGGATTGAATTTTGATTCTGTTACAAATATTTCATATATGTTTTCTGGGTGTAGTTCTCTTAGATTTGTAGATTTAACAAATTTTAATTTCCCAAATGTTACAGAATGTAGTTTTCTATTCTCAAAATCTGGCATACAGTCTGCTGTAATTTCTAGTAGTACTTTTAAGAGCGATATGGTGTATGGTTGGATGCTTAGTGGCGCTAGTAATTTATCTGTATTAGATTTATCTAATTTTGATACTAGAAATAATAATAATATTGATGACAGTTCGATGTTTTATGAAACCAATATACAGTATATAATTTTAGATTCTTTAGAAATAAAGTTTATCCCCAAAACTTCGACATTATTTCACCCATCATATAATTATTCTAAGAATTGTATTGTATTAGTTCCAGATTCAATGATTTCAAGTTATAATAATATATCGTGGGGTGGGTTTAATTTTAATAGATCTACTAGATTAAAACCTCTTGAAAATTACACTATAACCCGTAGTAGTTCAGGAATAACAGTTACTCCAAATGCTATTCAATTATCGTCGTTTACTGTAAATCTTAATAGTTCTTCATCTTCATCTACTGTGAAATATACTAAAACAGTTAAAGGTAATGATATTACTTACCTAATAACACAGAATCAATATGTAGTTGGTGATTATTGCAGTAATACACCAGCAATAACCGTCGATATTAGTTATACATTAAATACTGCTAATCAAACTATAGCATTTAACGGTAATAATGCACCAGCAACTGAAACGTATTATTTAATTGCTTTAGATAATACAAGAGTTGATCCTACAGATTCAACTAAAAGCTATGTTGCTGCTGTATCGGGTGCAATTGTAGTAACTTTTAATAACTAAAAGCAGGTGATAATATAAATGGCATTTGTTGATACAATCAATTCTTTAAAGAAAAAGATGCTACAAAATTCATTAGAAAGAAGTATCATAGTTACTCCTTCTAATAATACATTTACGATAGATCCAAATAAAGCTGCTTTGTTTTTAGTGGATGTTTCAGCTAATTCTACTATAGCTGTGTCTACTTTAAATTCAGATTATGCTAGTACTGGTGCAGTATTTTCTATATTACTTACTTTAGGTAGTGATTCATATACAATATCTTGGCCTAATAATATAAAGTGGGCTGATGGAGAAGCACCTGAACTTTCTTATAAGAATCTTATTACTTTTACTAAATTTGATAATAGCTCAGATTGGTGTGGTGGATCTGTAGTTATTGATGATACATTTCCCTCTGCTTAATTTGGAAGGAGATTCTAATAGATGAGTGTTATTTCAAATCAGAATTTTTATTGGAGTAGCCCAGGTTTTGAAATACCAATAGAAACGTTATGTAAATATTCTATATCTAGCGGTGGAACTGCTGAAATTCCTTCTAGTAAAAATTTAAAAAATGTATTTGATGATGTTTCTGAAATAGATGATTATGGGTTATATTATGCATACTATGGAAGTACCGGAGTAACTGATGTGTCATTTCCAAAATTGACTAATATTAATCTATATGGTATGGCATATTCTTTTTGTGGATGTTCAAATATTACTAATGTCTCTTTCCCTAAATTAGTAAATATTGACGATTTTGCTATGCAGAATTCATTTTTCGGTTGTACGGGAATAACTAACGTATCGTTTCCTGAACTGGAAACAATTGGTAAGTACGGGTTAAACAACGCATTTTATAGATGTAATAGAATAGTAAATAGTATTAATTTTCCTAAGTTAACACATATTGATGAATATGGAATGGATAGCACTTTTTATTATTGCACTGGAATTAGAGGGAGTGTATCGTTTCCAGTATTAATTAGTATTGGAGCCAATGGATTAAGTTATGCATTTTATAGTTGTGGTAGTAAAATAACTAGTATAGATTTTTCCAAATTAGAAGCTATTGGTAATAACGGCATGTCGTTTGCATTTGACTCAGACACCGGTATAGTAAATATATCCTTCCCCGAATTAATTTCTATAGGAGATAAGGGATTAAACTTTGCGTTTAATAAATGTAGTAATTTGACTAGTGTATCTTTTCCTAAATTGGTAAATATTACCGGGATCCGTGGATTAGAGTACGCATTTAGTGGTTGTAGCAAATTAACTAGCGTATTATTCCCAGAATTAACTACTATTAGCGATTATGGGCTCTCATATGCTTTTAGTCCGTGTACTAGCTTAACTAGCATATCATTCCCAAAATTAACTACAATTGGTAGTAGCGGTTTATATAATGCATTTTATGGCTGTAGTAATTTACAAATGCATTTTAAGTCTGATATGAGATCTACTATTGAATCTATGACGCAATATAATGCATCATTTGGAGCGTCTAATTCAGGTATTTACTATGATTTATAGGGGATGGTATAATGACTACTGCTATTTTTCCTAGATTTAAAATTGTAAAAGGAATTTTAAGACGAAACTCGTTACTTGTGGATATATCATTTGATGGCATTAAAACTATAAGTGGACTAGTCTTTTATATGTACTATTCAAAACTTAACGATATAAATAGTGTATCTTTTCCGGATTTAACTAATATTTCTACAGATGGGATGAATTATGCATTTAATGATTGTAAAGGATTAAGTAGTGTATCATTTCCTAAATTAACTAGTATTGGGATTAATGGCATAAGAGAGGCTTTTAGAAATTGTACAAATATAACTAGTGTTGAGTTCCCAGAATTAACAAGCATGGGGACTTATGGTATGCAAAATACATTTGCTGGCTGTACAGGATTAACTTCAATTTCATTTCCTAAATTAGATACTGCTAGTGGTATGTCATATACATTTAGTGGTTGTTCAGAATTGAAGTCAATCTCATTTCCAGAACTTACTACTGCTAGTGGAATGCCGAACATCTTTCAGAATTGTATAGGATTAACAGCTATTTCGTTCCCAAAGTTAACTACTATTGAGAATAGTGGTATGTATTATGCCTTTTACGGCTGTACAGGATTAACTTCAATTTCATTTCCTAAATTAGATACTATTGGAAATGCTGGAATGTCATATACATTTTATGGGTGTACTCACCTTACAAGTATATCGTTTCCTACATTAACGTCAGTTGGAACTAATTGTTTTAATAATACGTTTACAAAGTGTACTTCACTTACTGAAATCCATTTTAGATTTGATATACAGTCTAGTATTGAAGCATTAGCTGGATATAGCTCTAATTTTGGTGCTACTAATGCTACGATTTACTTTGATTTAGGATTGGAATAACTGTTTAATTATAAATAAAAAGAAAGGAGACATGATATAAATGTCTGATGAAAATATAACATCTAAATGGTATGAATATGATGATCCAAATGAAGTAGATTTTATTGGAACTAAATTTATAAAACCAGATTATGATCAATTAGCTTATACAGCAGTAGCTATATGGTGTAATGAAACGCAGAAAGCATATATTACTGAATCTGAGGATGGTACATATTATGAATGTGTACCAATTCCAGTACCTACTTTGGATGAATTAAAATCGTATAAGTTAAATTCTTTAGGAAAAGCATTTGATAGTGCTGTTAAAGGAAGTTTTACTACTACAGAAGGATATGTTATGCAATTTGATATTTCAGATTGTGAAAAGATGAACGGTAGTATTACTTTAAATAAAGCTATGGGTATTGAATCTGATTATTTAGTGCAAGCTAATGACACTGTTATAGAGGATGTTCCAATGGCTACTATGGAAAGTGTTCTTTTACAGATGTTACAGCATTATAAAAATTTCCATATGAAGAAACAGGTCTTTAGAGCACAGATCAATTCTTGTGAAACTAAAGAAGAATTAGATAGTATTAATATTGAGTTTTAACAAATAATGTATGATGGGAGTTTTTCTTTTTAAAAGGAGAACTCCCAATTATTTAATGTAATATAAAGGGGTGAGATATACCTTTGGCAATACTTTCAAGTGTTGAACAATTTTTAAATAATTGTAAAGAAACAATAACTGGATGGTTTAGTACTTGGGCTAATACTAATATTAAGGGGAAATATTTACCATTAACTGGTGGTACACTTACTGGAGAGGTTACGGTTAACGATAAATTAAATGCAGAAAATGGAATATTTAGAGTAACAGATAATGGCCGAGTATTTCAAATAGAAACCGGGGTTGAAACTAGTGATGAGGATATAGATGCTAAGGAAACTACTGGAGCTGATATTTTAAATATTGATGTTGGTTGGAATTATGCTAAGCGAGATGGGGCATTAATTGGATTTAGATCTGAAGATTTTCCAAGTAATCCAGGGGGATTGGATTTATATACTAGAACTAGTGAAAGATCATATACTTTGTCATTAACTAATGATGGAAGGATTGTGTGGAATGGGCCAATTCCGGAAAGTACTGAAAATTCAGGTCATTTAGCAACTACAGCGTGGGTTAATAATAGAATAGCAAGTATACCATCGGTTGGAACTTATACTTTACCTACAGCTTCTTCTAATGTTAAAGGTGGAGTTAAAATAGGTAATGGGTTACAGATAACAAATGAAGCTATCAATATTAAATTACCTACAGGTTCTAATTTAAGTGTGGATGCAAATGGTTTGAAGTGTACTTATAAATACACACATCATACACAAGATACTATTTCTTTTGGACCAACTAACAATGCAACTATAGCTAACGGTGGAACATTCCAAATACCACAAATTGCGGTTGATGGAGAAGGACATACTACATCTATAACAGCAAGAACGATGACTTTACCCAAATATGCTGCTGGTACGGGTATTACAATTAATGGAAACACTATAAGTTCTACAGTAGCCAGTTTATCTATTGGAACTGCTACGGGTACCGGTAATGCTATTACTGGATTAAGTATTTCTAATAACCAAATAGTTCCAACTCTGGGTTCTAAATTTAGTCTTGAGGGTCATACACACTCTGGTTATGCAGCTTCAAACCATAACCATGATTCAGTATATTCTAAAACAACTCATAATCATGATAGTGTATATGCAGCTAAAAGTCATACACATAGTTATGCTCCGTTAGCTTCACCTGAGTTAACTGGTACTCCTAAAGCACCAACAGCTACAGCAGGAACTAATACTACTCAAATTGCAACTACTGCATTTGTCGGTACTGCGGTATCAAATGCTTTAAGTTCTGTTTCAGTTAATTTAAATTTATCTGCGGCTATTGTTAGTTCGAAGTATGTGTCAGGAAATGTTGGAGCGGTTGTATCTCTATTTGATTCGGAGGCATCATCTTTAATTTTTCCTACAGGAACTACATGGTTAGTTGTTGGGTATAATTATACTGCTGCTACTGACAGGCCAGAAGATAATACTCCCGAATCTTATTCTAGAATTGGTCAAGTTGTTACAATAGCTTCAAATGCTTCTATTTCAAATAGAGTATTATCGTCTCTAGTACCAGGTTCTAGTCGGGCATTTGGTTTCGCTATTAGAATAGCCTAAATCGTTTTAATAAATAATTATAATTATAGAGAAAGAGGTGGTGAAATTACGATATGGCAAATCCTTCACCAACAACAAAAGTAGTACCATCATTTGACCCATTTGATGTAAAAGAGCAATTAGTTGAATTAGCTCAGGATTATTTTAATTTAGATGAAATTGATACGTATGAATCTGGTTTTATGGGGTATTTAATACAAGCTTTAACATATTTAACATCAGATGTATTATATCAAAATGCTTTAAGTTATAATGAAGCGTTTTTAAATAGAGCTTTATTAAGGACTTCAGTTACACATATCGCAGATCAATTAGATTATAAAATTCAACCAGCAGTTCCTGCATCTGGGTCTTTAACAATAGCTGTACCTATTACTTTAAATAGTAAAAAAGGTACCAGTATAAAAATTAGTTCTGGTACAAATATTAGTGCCGGTAATATCCCTTATAAAGTATATAATACATATTATATAAAGCAGGGTAGTAATGGTTTACATGTTACAGCATATAATGCAGATACAGGTTTAGTAGAAGAAGTACCTTACAATATAGAAATGCATGATGGGGATATAACTATCGTTTTTGCTATACAGATATGGCAGGTTAATATTTATACCTATGATCTTGAAATAGATAATCCTATATTGTATCAATTTTATAAAACTACTGTAACTGGATTTGAAGGTGAGTTATATAAGGTTATAGTTGATATAGAAGAGGAAAGATATAAAGAAATACCTTCAATTTATCAAGGTACATATGACGGTAGAGAATATGAAATGACTTATTCACCTTCAAATGGTGATGAAGAAAGTAAATTAACAATTAAATTAGGTAATGGTATTTATGGGTATCAGCCTAAATCAGGAGCTACAGGTAAAATTACAATTTATACTACTTTAGGTGCTAAAGGTAATATAGCTTCTGGAGTTGCTAGATTTGATGAAAGATTAGTTAATACTTTGGATACTTCTGAAGGAGAAATTGAAGTATTATCTACAAATAAATTTGCTATTCAGAATGGTAGGGATGCGGAAACCTTAAATGAGATTAAAAGGCATACTGTAGAAAATATTAGTGCAGCTAAAAGATTAGTTACTGAAGGAGATTATAGAGGTTATGCTGGAGTTACTGGTCTTACAAATATAATTGCATATCCTATGTTAAACAGGAGAGATGTGGTTGGTAATGATATTACTATTTATAATGCATTATATGATGATGATTTTAAATTAGTTCCAACAGCATCAATACCTGTTAGATTAGATTCAGCTATAGGACGAATTACTAAAGGATCTAAGTTAGTTGGTTTTGATGGTAACGAATATTGTTGTCCATTTGATATAGTGTATGATGAAAGTTATGATGTTCCTACTACACAGTATATTTATAATTTAGCTTCTACTAAAGTTGCTCCTGTTCTTTTCACTGATACAACACCAGATGATGTCGAAATGGCAGTAAGAATGGCTCAGTGTAGAGTATATCCAAATGATACTAAATTAGTATATACAGTTGAAATAGTTAAATTGGATACTATGAAAGTAGATAATATAAGTGCTATTATGTGGATTGGTAATAACGAAGAACCTTTATATTTGCATTTTACTCAAGAATATGCGAATAATACTGTAGTAAATATGTCAACTGAATATATTGATTATAGTAATTATCCTGTAGGACCATTTCAATGGAAAGTTAAATTATATTATACTTATCCAAATACTACAGATGCACTTGAATATGCTACATATACTGGAACCTTTAATGTATTTGAATCAGGTGAAGTTATAACAGATGAAGAAATTATCTCAAATGTTACAGCTACTAGTATGGATACTTTCTTATCTGTTAGACATTTTAGTTTTAGCTTAAATACAGATGGTAAAAGAGGAGTTATTTCAGTTCCAGTATTTGTATTACAACCTGAAGATAATTTAGGCGAAACAGTTAATACTTCTTCGTTCTATATTGGATGTTATTTTAAAGATCCAGATACAGGTGAATTTACAAGAGAAAATAAACTTACATTACATGGTATTGGAGAAGGTAGGTACACATTTAATACTAAAGATATACCATTAACTGATTTACAAGAGGGAGAAATACCGGTTCAATTTAGAATATATGTTAAAAATGAAGATGGTGTATATGATGTATTATATAATACTTATTATGGAACCTTTACAGTACTTACTGAAGGTAAAAGAGCTATAGATACTATATTTGATAAAACTACTGAATTTAGTTCAGAACCTTTAATTGAATTAGTTCATCTTGGATTAGCTTCTATCGATATTACCTCTCCAGATAATGGCGATAGCTATATGTTTATTTGTAATGTAACTAAATTACCACACAATGCTTCTTCTAAAATTACAGTTAATTTAACTATGACTACAAATAGTTATGATATGACTAACACTACAGAGTATTATATGAATTATACTGGAGATATGATCGAGGTTGAAGATGAAGATGATGCTTCTAAATCGTCTATGTGTGTATTTACTTCACCTAAAATAAAAAGTGAGATTATACCAACAGGGCAAGTTACATTTAAAATTACTTTAAAATATGATGGTAAAAACATTGCAACATATAAACAGAGTACTATTTTTAAACAGGATATTACTAGAATAATTAGATCTGATGTTCATAAATTTACTGATGGATTATTATATGCTTGTAATGTTCCAGTTATTTTAAAAGATTGGTATGATCAAAATATCGATTATTTAGATCAGGAAATACTTTCAAGATTCTTAAATCTGAGTGTTAATTTTAATAACTTTGGTATGCTTACTGATAGGATTAATATAAAGTTTGTAAGAACTTGTGGTAAAAGTACAAATATGACTTTGAATAATTATATGCCAAATCCAGTAAAGAGTTATCCGGAGGATTTCAGTATTGATTTACCTGTGAAGATTCATGTTATATTATATGTATCAGAAGATGTTCAAACTGATATAAATGATATTATTACTGAAGCTAAAAATGTTATTTATACTTTCTTACAGCTTAAATCTGGATTTAATGCTAATATCTATAGGTCTGAATTAGCTAGATATTTACATGATACTTTGGAAGATATTCTTTTCTGTGAAGTGAAAGAACCTACTGATGAAATTATCTATAGTTTTGATATTGATAAAATACCCAGATCAGAATATGAAGTACTCTATAAATATTGCCCGGAGTATATTTGGTTTGATAAGGACAATATTGAAGTTGATGTTAAATTAATGTAGGAGGATTCGGGTATGACTACTAAAATTAAAGTATCACAAGTATCTTCAAATAATTTGAAAGGCTCTTTATCTAGTAATGCCGCTTCAGCTACGGCATTTTCTACTCCAAAAGCTGTTACATTAAAAGGTGCCGTTAATGGTACTTTTTCAAGTACTGCCGGTTGGTCCATACCAACAATATGGAGAGGCTGTATAGTAGGTCAATCATCGTCAAACGATTTAAATCCTTGGTATAAAGTTGCTTCAATAACTTTAACTAATCCTAATTATGATAGTAGAATAACTTTTTTAGTTGAAAACACATATTCAGGTATAGCAGTAGGAACTTTACATGTGCATATTAGAACCGATGAAAGCAAAAAAGTTATAAGTACAGATACTGGGTTAGTATGGCTGTTTAATCGAAATTTTCTTCCAGAAGATTTTGTTTTAATATGCCCTACGTTTGTTTCTCCTACTTGTGAATTATGGACTAAAATTGATACCGGATATATGCATAGATCTTTTACAGTATTATCGGAAGGGAATAGAACTGATTCTAAAATTGAATGGTCATTATTTAATACTTCATCTGAAGGATCTTATGAAGCTTACCCAACGACGGGAATCCATTTTGTTTCTAAATAAAAATAAAGACTACCATACTATAAATTGAAGTATGGTAGTCTTTATTATATTAATCATTAAATACATTAAAGTTGATTTTTAATACACTATAGCTATATTCTTCTTCATTTGCAGTTTGGTGAAACTCCATTTGCCATAGTTTATTCATAATACTTTCAACACTATTATCTTTATTAGTAAAGTATCTTAATCCATTAATACTATCAAAGTAATCATCACTATACCATTTAGTATCCGTATATACATCTCTAATATTATTATTTCTAAAGATAAGAATCTGTGATGGTAAAAAGATTTCACTATCAAAAAATTTAGAATTAGAATGTTTGTTAAGGTATTCTCTAAGTTTAAACAAATAAGATTTATATAAGCTATTAAATATTCTACCAGATGTATCTGTTTCAAAAAAAGTATCGTTTGTATTAAAGATCATATCTTTAACTTGAGTCCAGATAGGATATGCGGAGAACTTATTGTAAATGTCTTCTTTATCAATTTTTTTAAATTTTTCTTCTACACAATAATTATTTGGAATAACGTAGATAAGATCATCAAAATACATTCTATGAAGAATTTGATCTAAATTAGTTACATTCTCTACAATAGGATAAGGACCTTTTTCATAAAGTTTTTCAATAATAACTTTATCTTTAAAGTCTAATTTAGAAAGATAAGTTGCTTTAGCATTACAGAATGTGCTAAACATATCTCTAATAATTTGCCAACCTGTATAATGATATTTTGGAACAGTTACATAGATAAAGTCAACTGAATAACTATACTGTAGCATTTGGGTCCTCCTTCTTTTGAAAACTAGACCATACTTCAATACTTTTCTTAAATTCTTCAATATAGAAATCGATAACACTTGGCATATGATCCATAAGTTTTACAGGTACAATATCAATATCAATATTTTTATAGGTAACATTATTCTCATTCAAATACTGATCAAGTTCAAGTTTAGCATTTTCAGTAAGATGATAGTAATCACCATCTCCACACCATAGTTCGTAGTATTTAGGTTCTTCCATAGTTATTTACCTCCTATTGCAATTTTGGTTTCTTTAAACAGCTCAGGCTGAGTATCATATAATTTACAAGCTTCTTTGTATGTTAGTTTTTTAACGCCTTTAATTTCTTTTCTATTTTTACTATATGCAACGTGATATGCAAACTGATTTGAACTCATCACTTCAGTATGATCATCTTCAGCCCAATATTGAATATAATTTTCTTTAGGTAACCTAGTCATAAGCGTAATCTCCTCCCTTAATATGTTAATGAAAAAAGTATAACAGATGCAATGTTGTCTGTCAACAGGGAGATAAAAAGATAAGTAAACAACATCTGGAAAAATTTTGAACAAATCTTAGGGTATACTATAAAACCTTAATCTTCTTAGTATACTGAAAGGAGATTAGAGTTATGATAAAATTTTTATTTGATGCGTATAAGCATATAGAAGATATTATTACTGGTTTTGCTGATAATCGTTTTTAACGATTGTCACTTCACAGAGTAATCTGTGTCGTATTTTGATTGTGAACTGCTGGAAAGCCCACATAAGAGTCGTAGATACCGTAAGGTGACAATTTTACGAATTGGGTAATCAGCAGCCGTCATTTATGATAATAAATGAGGTTCAACGACTATCGCTCACAGAGCGAGTAAGATAGACGATTTATTGCGTCAATGTCCGATGTACAAAGGCCACTATTATGTGGTTGAAGATATAGTCTAGGCATGCTAACGTACAGCGAGAGCAATGTACGGGGTTAGATATATCACCCTTGACGGTCTGAACAAATTATGATACTATAATGGTGTCGGAAACATAAGATTTGTCGGACAGGAGGTGATGACCTTGATAATACGTCACAAAATTGAATTGATTCTTAACAATAGCATGAAACGTTACTTTGATCAGTGTTTCGGATATAGCCGGTATTCGTGGAATCAGCTTCTTGGAATGCACAATATCGATAGAACCACTTCTTTAAACGAACAGCTTAAGCAATTTAAAGCTGATCGAAAAAACTGGGAGTATGCTATGCCTTCATATATCCCAACATACGAAATGCAGAATTTGAAGGCGACCTTAAAACGAAAAACGCATAAAGCAAATTTTAAATCGAAAAAGAATCTGAAGCAATCTTTTTATGTGCGAAATGACTGCTTCTTAAAAGGTTCGTTTACCGAATTTGTTGGTAAACATATGAAGTTCGGTATCATTTTAGGTAAAAAATGTCGAATTCGTAAACAAGATCGTTGGATGAAGTTAACGGAGATACCTGCATTTTTCGGAGAAGATGATTTTTATATTTTATCGGTAACGATACTTAAAGAAGTAGATCGATACTATGCATCGTTTTGCATTCAAATCAAAGATAGAAGCAAAACAACAGGAAACGGTGAAGTTGGTATTGATCCTGGAGTGCATACAGTAATGACACTCTCAGACGGTACAAAATATGAATTACCGAAAACATTAAAGAAACTAGATCAAAAAGCGAAATACTATCAAAAGCGTATGTCGAAACGCTATGTACGAAATGCTAAGAAACAGAGTAAGCGTTATATGAAAGCGAAAATCAAGCATCAGAAAACGCTTAGACTTAAGAATCGAATCAAAATAGACTTTATGCATAAGGCAACAACTGAGATCGTAAAGCGAAATAATTATATCGCGTGGGAAGATTGTAAATCATCGCGACTTATGAAGAATCATAAACTAGCCAGATCGATTGGCGAGTCATGTTGGTTTACACTAAAAACGATGTTGGAACAAAAATGCAAAATGCATGGAGCGACTTTCGATTTAGTTGATCCGATAAACGCTGCAACACAGACCTGTAGTGGATGTGGGCATCGTTTGGAAGGCAATGAGAAGCTAAATTTAAGTGACAGAGTATATATCTGTCCTAAATGCGGATTAAAACTAGATCGAGACGTAAACGCTGCTCGAAACATTCTCAAGTTTTCGAAGCGTAAGCTGGCTGGGGCACAGCCATCCGAATAACGTTGGAGTAGTCGTAAGACCTCCAGCAGCATCGGAGGCAGCTACGTTTGTACAGCGTTGAGCAAGGTCAGTAAGTTTATTAACATAAACTTGCGCAAGAACCTGCATGTCAGAAAGAATTGTTAATGCCTATATTGTGTGAATCTATTAATGCACAGTTAGGTCAAGGAATTCAAGTTAAGCATTTCATGTTTACTAAAAGAAACTTACCAGTGGTATATGATAATGAAAATAATAAGATGTATATTAACTATGATTATTTAGATATTACTACACCTATGTTAAAGAAGTTGAATATACTTAATACTGAGAAAGATAACCTTAAGTCGATATTAAAGAAAGAATATGCTGATATATTATCTGGCCTATTATATTATGCTATTCATTCTTATAATATTCATAACAGAGGTGCTTTAGCTAAACATGAAATTACATTAAACTGGTATAAACAATTTTTCTATATGTTGGTTTATACTTTTAAAGACCCAGAAGATAAAAATATTTTTGTTAATAGAATCAATACTTCTACAGCTAAAATGGTTGCAGAACTTTTATATAGACCATATATTCAAATTATACTTCAATATTATGAATCTTTATCATATAAAGGAATTAGTTTTAATGAAAATCAAGAGAAAAAATTGGATTACATGTTTACTCAATTAAAAGATCAAATTAGAAATAGGCTGTTAGAAAACGGTTTGTCACAATTTGAACTTGAGCTATATGATAAGTTTTTCCAAAGTTATTTAAGTGATTTTAAACGTTGCTTTAGAAATAGTAAAACTTTAATTCTTAAGCATGATAAACATTTTATGAATATCCAAGAATTTAAATGTTTGAATTTAAGAAGTTTAGCATCTGCTTACTATGGAACAGCGCCATCATATATGCCAATGATGACTAATAATCCTGATGATGGTATTGAACATAGATATCCTAGTTTAGGGGCTTTTTCAGAATTATACAGAACGGCTGAGCCTATAGCAGTTACTCTTGGTTGTGGTATATATGAATATAAAAAACTAAAAAATGTAGAAGATTTGCAGATGTTAGCTGCGAGAGGAATTGCTTTATTAACTTAATTATTTAGTAAATTATCTCTTCCATTTTATAATATGGAGGAGATTTTTTTAGTACCAGACATTTTATATCAGAGGTGATGCAATTTGGCATCTTCAATTTCAAGCGGATTCCCTGGCGTGAGAACTAAAATCGTGGACTCTAGCCAGTACATTGAGGCGTTATCAAGTAATATGATTGGTTTCATTTGTATTTGTAGTGAGAAGGGTCCTGATAATGTTCCTAGAATGACTACATCTGCATCTGATTTTATTCGCACATATGGATCGCCCAATATGAGCAAATTTGGCCCTGGTGCATATGTTGCACTTCAGTATTTGAAGACACTTAGTAACCTTTATGTTATGAGAGTTCTTCCTAATGAAGCTACATATGCTTTTAAGGCTATGAAGTTAACTTCAGAAGATACCGTTACTACTACAACTTATCAGGTTGATAAGAACGGTAATAAGGTTGAATTAGTTGAAGCTAAGGAAGATAATGCAGTTTTAGTTACTGCCGAAGAGTTAGCTTTAAAGGATTTAGCTACTATTGTTGAAGAGAATACTACTTATGATGAGGAAGGTAAGGTTCTTACAACTCCAGTGGTTATTATTCCTGAATCAGTTGATCTTAATTATACTATTGATCCTACTGTTAAAATGTACGGGGTTAGGGGTAAAAATAGAGAGTTAGGTGAGACGGAAGTTACATCAATGAATCCTTCTGGGAATATTGATATGGCTGGATTTAAATTTACAGGTAAAGCTTTTGCTGCTCCTTTATCAGATACTGATGAAACCATTGTTATTAAGGTTTCTAATTCAGTTTTTGAGGGGCTTTCTGAAGCTGGAAATAATGTTACAGTTGTTGAATTTGATGCTTCTGATCCTTCATCTTCTGTTGAAGTTCCAGAGAATTTAGAAGATAATGAAGTCAAGGTTGTTGAAACAGTTGAAACAGAAAGAAATTATGTGTTTAATGATGATATTGATACGATGCATTTCAATTCTGTTTCTCAAATTGTTACTGCTGTTAATGATGGTGATGCTGATATTATTTTCTATCCATATGGTAGGGGAGAATATTACAATAATATTGGATTTAAACTTACAAAAGCTAGAAAATCTTATCCTGGTGCATTTGTTATGGATGTATACACAAAGAGTAAAGATGCTGCTCGTCCGTCATTAGTTGAATCATTTATAGTCTCATTTGATAGAGAGGCTACTGATACTTCTGGAGCTTCTATATTTATTGAGGATGTTCTTGATAGATATTCTGAATATATTAGATGCAAGTGCAGTGAAAATATCGGTAGCTATGAAGAGTCTCCTGAAGATACAGTTGACGAGGATGGCAATATTGCTAAGAAAACTGTTAGCTATGATAATTTAGCGATGGCAACTTATGCTTTCTTAGATGGTGGTTCTGATGGTGCTATGTATACTAAGAGTGGCGCTATTGATTGGAGTGTTATGGAATCGCCAATGATCTTTGCTTATTCTGGTAGCGAAGAGCTTAGAAATCCTGAAACCGATGAAGGTAATGGTTTTATCCAGGATACTGAAGATTTTGATATTTCTGTTGTTTTCGATGCTGGATACAGCTCCAATGTTAAGAGTGCAATTCTTGATTTGTGCCAGATTAGAAATACTTGCTTTGGTATTCTTGATAATGGTGAATATGTTGAAAATGGAAATAGAAGCGCTAAAGCTGCTATTGATAAGAGATTAACAGATAACAATTGGAGTGATTACAGAATTGCTCTTTACGAGCCTTACACTAAGATTTATGACGCATATACTGGTAAGTATGTCTGGATGACACCTATTTACCATGTTATCGATCTTATGGCTAGAACAGCGAGAGACTATGATATTTTCTGGGCCTTTGCTGGTATGAGACGTGGCGCTGTGTCAACTTCAATTAAGGATTATAGATATCTCTTACAGGGTGGTTATAGAGATCAGTTTAAGGATGAGGAGCTTAACCCAATTCTTAGATTTACTAATGGTGGAGACCTTCTCTGGGGTAACTGGACAACTCAGCAAACTCCTTCAGCCCTTAAGAACATTCATGTGGTTCTTTGCTTACAGTATATTCAGAGAACTCTTGAAAGAAACCTTAAGCAGTATATCTATGAGTTTAATGATGAGTATACATATGCTCTTATTAAGAATTCAGTTAATAATTTCTTAAGTGAACTTCAGTCTCAGAGAGCTTTAGAGAGCTTCTCAGTTAGTGTTACTGCTACTGATTATCAGAAGAGAAATAATCAGTGTGAAGTTAATATTGACCTTAAGGTTACTGGCGTTATTGAAATTATTAATGTTACTCTTAATGTTCAGTAATTATAAAGGATGGTGAAATATAACTAATGCCTATTAATCCTTTTATTAATAATTTAGGTTTTAATAAATACGGTTATTCTGACCGTATGAGGAGAATGTTTGGTGGAGAAAAGACCTTTATTGATCCATATACTTCAGGGTATCATTTTGTTTATTTCTTCCCACCGGATACAATTGGACAAGAAGTTGGCCAGTTCTTGACAACAGTTTGTCAATCAGTTCAGATTCCTAATTATACGGTTAATGCTATTACATATGCTGGTCTTAATAATATGAAATGGCAAGTTCCTGGTACAGTTGAGTTGGGTGGTCAGCAATTTACTTGTGTCTTTACTGAAATGGCGGGTCTTCCTATTACTCAAATTATGGGTAGATGGGTTACTATTTTCCGTAATGTTTTATATGGTATTTCTGATCCTTCAGCTCAGAACACATATTCACAGGGCGCATATAAGGGTAAGGCGGTATATGCTACAACTCTTCCAGATGGACTGACAGTTCAATTTGCTGCTGTGTTTACCGGAGTGTTCCCTGGGAATATACCATTAGATACAATCGGTCAATCTGATGTTAAAACTCATGAAGCTAGAGAGTTATCTATACCATTTTATTTTGACCAGATGCTTACCGGTACAGCTGCTGAAGCCTATGCCAGAACTCTTGTTCAGGCTACCAGAAGTGCTGGTATCAGTCTTTCTGACAATATCTATGCTCAGGAGACTTCTAGTAACTAATTTAGTAATTATAAAAAAAAGAAGTGATCCCTTATGGGATTACTTCTTTTTCAATTATGCTTAGATAGATAGTTATTTTATTATATATCTTGAACAAATAAGAGAACAATGAGAGAGCACTTATTAGGAGAGCAGTATAAATTTATAA